CATCTATATACACATTTGAACCGATACTTAACGTATGACCTGGTGAAGTATTTGCAATACCCACTTTACCTGTAGTGACAATTGCAGTAGTATTATTATTAAAAATTATAGTATTCGATGTGGCATTACCTTGGTTGGCAACCTCGTCAAGACCAACATTACCAATAATATCTTGTGCTGATTCACCAGATTCGGTTAATTCTTTTGTTAATGTGTTATACATCATTAATACAACTTCAGGCTTACCAACATAACCGGGGAAGTTGCGAACTGGTGTTATATAAACAGCCCCAGCATCCGATGCATCAACTACGGTATTACTCGCATTTAGAACAATCGTATTCTCACCCTGGTCTTCTTGGACATTTTTACCGAACCTAATCTTCGTCGACCTTTCAATGGTCGGCAAGGTCTTGACCATTTATTATAGTGTTGTATTTTAATTTGCATAGAGGAGACCTGCCATCCCATTTTCTATCCGAAGTATGTTGTAGTTTACTGCATAGATTGGGTCATTGATATTCATAGACTCACTCATGATAGTAGCCGAAGAGAGACGACTGAAGTTGAGTGTTCCTGTGGGTTGTAAGCTGGACGTGGAGAGACAGAAACAATAAAGGAAGAAATCTGGGGAAGTCACGAAGTTTGTGTGATAATAGCTCATCACATCTATGAAGTGTGGTTTACCCCATCTGTAGTTGCTCACATCGAGACCATTAATGTTCAATTTAATCTTGTTTGTGGGGGATGTAAGGGCACCATCTGTGGTTGTATCCGAGGATGCGAGATACTTTACAGGGTGGTTAAATGTAAGTTCTTGAATGAGAGCGTTTGAGGGGATGTTTTTCTGTACCTGTGTAATGAGAAGATCGTGTTTCCTAGTGGCAACCTGACCACGTTCTTCATTGTCGAGGTAATAGTAATTTGCGAAACACTCAACATTGTAATTAGAGGCTGCAGTGGCCCAATGAATTCTGATTTCGACATTGTGGTAGTTTAGTGCTACGAGGGGGAGCGCACATTGTGGCCCCTCACAGAAAAAGAAACGAAGAGGATAAAAGAAGGAGCGAGCGGAAATACCTGGGTGTGTACCATTCGCACTCCTAGATACATTTTGGGCAAACGTATCAATAGCAATCTTCTCCGTGAAGATGGCATCTTGAGTGTCAACGACGGAACCACCAATCAAAAGCTCGACTTTATCAATAATGGTATCCCATCGTTGAATATCGAGGGCTTGATTTGTGTCATCAAGTGTAAAATACACATAACTGAGAAGATCACCAGATCTCTCAAATTGGACGCTAGACATAGAATTGTTTTTCACCGCTCCATGGATGGTTTGTTTTTCAATGGATTGTGAAAAATTAGCATGGCGTTTGAATGTTGAACTGAAGAACGATATCTCGGGATTACCCATGATATATTTATCCTGGGCTCCTATAGCGATCAATTGAACAACACCGGCAGACATGGTAATACTATTTTAAGGGGAGAAAAATTACAGGTTTGGTTTTCTACAGACGAACCGGATAACCAAGAAATTATCTTCGGCGGGGTTTGGGGGTGTTATAAGATCACCACTTTGGTTTCTTATATTCACAGTGAGACGGTCAATTCTCCGAATGGGATTTATGTACTGGGTTGCGATTGGATAATTATCCCTGAAAGTGATGATATTACTTGTCAAATCATCTGGAACAACTAAACTCGCAAAAGCGTTTCTGAGAACACCCAAAGACGCCTGACCTTCGTACGTGTTGGATGCACGGTCAGAAAAGACTGTGTTCAACTCATCAATGGAAACATAACAGTGCTCTGTGGCTGTAGTGGTATTAATACGAGCAGCGAGGAGTCGAGCCTGTACAATATTTTTTATTGGCTGGTTGAGAAAGCATGTGAATGTGTTCGCACTACTCTGATCGATGGTGTCGATTGTGATAGTGTGATATTCGTAGTTTAGGTCCGGGATCGAATCCGATGGTGATGTGATCAACGCCATTTACTATTAGATTAGATTAAAGATCCGCCGATTCCATCCTCAATCTCATACCCAGCATGCGCGCTCACGAGCTTTTGGGCACCACAGAGGCCACCTGGAGTAAGACCAACCGAGTAGGGGCTGTCCTTCTTACCCGAACCGGCGACACAGTCGAGCTCAGGCTTGAGACCAAAGAGAGATTCCTCGCTGACTGGTACAATTTTAATTGGCCTGGGTTGGTACTTCGAAGTCTTCGCGTTCATGAAAGACAGGACAACGATGAGGGCCATCAAGACGGCCATGGCTGTGAGAGCGTTGCGATCACTCTTGTTGAAGTTAAGTTTAAACATTTATAATAGACATAGATTTTTTTAAAGTGCGTTAAAGAGATTTTCTTAGTTTCTACATAGACAGTAGATGGACGAAGAAATCGTACTCGATAGGGGTCAAACGACTGTAATGAAATTAGATGCTGATGAACAGGCTCTCATGGATGAGATTCAGATTTCTGCGCCTCGACCAAAGCCGGTACCTCGACCAAACAGGCCTATGCAGAGACCTCAACAATCTTTCCAGCAACAGGAGGCGATGGACGCTTTTGTAAATCCCAACAAGCAAAGTGCCCCAGCGCAGCCACAGCCTGATGAAGAGATTGATTACGGTGAAGATGAACCTATGATGTTTGATGATGAACCCATGATGGGACCTGATGGGAGTGATCAGGGTGAACAACCATCAAAGGGGTACACTTCGGTGGATGAGGAGAAGTCGGATCTTATTAATAAGTTAGCTCGACTTGAAAAGAAGGGGTTCGCTGTTAACAAGCGCCTGAACGCGTACTCGAGTGTCGATGAGCTCAGGTCGGAGGTGAAGAGGATTACGTACAGTATTGATGTTGAACAATCTGTTCGCTTCTCTCGTCGTATGTTGGTCGCTTGTGTCACTGGGCTTGAGTTTTTGAATAAGCGCTACAACCCATTTGAGATTCAGCTTGAGGGTTGGTCTGAATCCGTTATGGAGAATGTCGACGACTATGACGGTGTTTTTGAGGAGTTATATGTCAAGTACAGGTCCAAGGTCAGTGTCGCCCCAGAGGTGAAGCTCATCATGATGCTTGGTGGTTCGGCGATGATGTTCCACCTTACCAATAGCATGTTCAAGTCGGTCATGCCCAACATGAACGACGTGATGAAGCAGAACCCTGATCTTGTGAAGAACATGATGGCGGCGGTTCAAAACACCACACGAGCCCCTGGTGGCCCCGCCACTGAGGCACCAGTGGGTGGTTCGGGGCAATATGAGATGCAGGGTCCAGGCCTTGACATTTCTAGCCTGATGGGTGGAATCTCTATGCCACCCCCACCCCCCATGAACACCTCAATGGGACAGGCTCCCTCTGCACCTCAGCCCGTCGAGGAGGATGATGATCTCTCTGACATCATGTCCATCTCTGGTGATTCCACAGGAGGTGAGGTCAAGGAGGTAAATGTGGGTGCCGGTAAACCCAAGAGAACTCGTCGAAAGAAGAAGACCGAAATAAATCTCTAAACTAATATAAATGATAGCGTATTGTCCGCTTGAGGAGCTCGAGCCTCCCGTTCGACAGCAAGAAGTTGTCGCCGAGGCCAAGGCCGAACCTGTAAAGCCTCAGGTCGGTCGCGAAGAAACTGAAATGAATTACGTCATCATGGCTTTCATTGTTGGCGTAGTTGCACTAGCCGTCTCTGATTCCATCAGGGCGTAAATGTTGAATCTACCTCGGGGTACTCCCTCGTAGTAAATTTAATAAGTGAATGTCGCCAGGGTCAACTGACCGCCTACACCATTGTCGAGATCAGCTGGGTTGTTGTTATTTTTATGTGAAATTTTAGCAAGTCCACCATCACACGCGGATGTCACTTCGACTGAAATATCGTAAATGTAGTTTTGTGTACTATCGATTTCAACTGGTCTGATGTCTATACTGCGTGTACCTACAGTCACTGTAGCACTCCATGGGTATGCATTCGTTGCACCAAAGAGGTTTTTCGTGCCAATCGCGATATCGTACATTGATACCGTGGTTCCATCATGGGTACCCCCCGAAAGTTCGAGAATCATGGTACTTGTATTGCGCACATCCGATGTCTCTCTTAAGACAGCTACAACCTTAGCATAGAAGGTTCCTGGTCTAAATGTCAATTGGATATCTTGACCATTAGTCGCATTGATTGGAAATGTGTTCGAATACTTTTTTGTGGAAACCTGGTCAGAATTTGTGATGATACCACCATTCACGTGAAGTGCTGTATTCGCTGTAGCACCATCAAGACCAATCGCAACCTGATTACCTAAATCTAAAGCACCATCTACGGCGAAATCACCAATGACCTCAACATTACTGTTGAGGAAAATATGGTTTCTATCACCACTTGAGGATGGATTTATGTATACATTACCCGTGGTATCCGCATAAATGTTTGCATTTCCAGCGGTTGTCGTGAGTTCGATAGTCGCATTACTCGAGGCACTTTCCACACGAACCACACCGTCGTAAACATGGAACTTCTGACCGGGTAGAGCTGTACCGACACCAACATTACTCGAGTGAATCACATGGATACAGTTTGTGAGAGTAGTGTTATTCGCGACACCCACTATGAGACCTGTAGTCCCATTAACAGAATCACTGAACCCCTTTAGGTACCCACCCTCACCTTCACCCGTGTAGATGAGCATACCAGTTTCTTTGTTTGTACCAGGACTCTCGAGTTTGAGGAGTGTTTGGTCATCTGTATTTGCGTTATAAATGTGAACATTTGAGTCTACAACCGATGTACCTATACCCAGGTTTCCACCAGTATCGAAACGGGCAAATTCAGAGTCATTATTATCGTCAATCTCATGGACAAATGTTAATGGACGACGTGTACTACCATCGAGGATATTTCTAATTATGTTAATCGATGGATCGGATGTTGTTGTTGAAAAGGCAAAACCTGTCAATCTGAACGCACCACCACCACCAAACTCAATATCACCATTTACTACGAGTTTTGTATTCGCACCTCTGGAATCGGCGTCAGACCTTTGACCACCAACAACTACAATTTGGTTATCACAGACGACTAAAGGTTTATCTGTTTGTCCATCCATATCTTCAAGAATTTGATTGGCACCATAGAATGTTTCACCAGAGGATGTGTACGTTTGAAACACGTGTTCTGCGGCTATATGTCTAATTCGATCTGGACCAGCATCAACAGCTGTAGCATCATTACCCTTGAATAATACAAGTTCATTTCTAGATTGTCCAACGTTATAACGTCTTTCTATAATCATCGTGTTTCCAAACTCATCACCATCAAGACCATTGAATGACAGTTGAGCACCCACAACAACATTACCTGAGACATCTAGTTTACCACGGGGCACATCAGTGCCTAGACCAACATTCCTCGATGTACCACTGATAAAGAGACCAACTGCACTAGAATCGGAAACCTTCTCATAATCCTCTGTGATTCTAAAATCACTCGAAGCACCTGACACACCCACAGACCATCCAGTTAAAGCGGTGTCATTATCACTTTGGACATACGACGTGAAGGCATTACCAGAGGCTGTATCGGTCTGCATCGCTACAATAGCATCACCAGCACCAACGCTGTGGTTGTGAACTAGAATACCATTACCTTCCCCCTCCGAACCCACTGGATTACCCACACCTGACGCATACACTTCTAAATGTGCAGATGGCTGGGTCGTACCTATACCAACACGAGCATCCGCACGTAGAGTGAGTACCTCCGTTTCATCTGTATACCGGTCATCAGATAAGTATATATCCAGTTTAGATTTGGATTTACCAACGGTATTATCATACTTACCCATTTTAAACGCCGCCCTTACACCATCACGAGCAGCATTACCTTCCCGCGACAATTGCAAGACATCCGCGACATCAATAGTACCGGCGACAATTTCTACTGTATTGGAAACAAGGAGGGGTATGACCTGGTTGTTCAAACCATTATCATATGTGATTGGATCATTAATGTATACAGTCCCACCCGAAGTGTGGAGACGACCCTTTGGTGTGGCTGTGCCTACACCAACATTTGAACTTTCAAGGATAGATAACTTTGGTGTACCCATCGTGGAGTTCTGACTCGCATAGAAGTTGAGACCTTTACCCTCCGCCACGATGTTTTCGATTCTATTCTGTCCGACACTAGGTTCCGAATACATACGCATCCCCTTAGAACCCCACGTATTACCATATACAACAGCATTGCTACCAATTAGATGAACATTACCAGCTAGTGTTAATTCTTCGGTGGGGTTTGTGTTCGCTATACCTATTTTACCTTCGGGTGTAATCCGCATTCTTTCTGTATTTTTTGTACTAAATCGTATAATCTGATTCGTGTTTGACGTACTCGCACCAGATATTTCAATCGAGCTCACGTTTGAAGCAGTAGGACCGGATTTAAGGACAAGTGCATCTGTCGCACTGTCGCCACCGAATCTGTCTGCATGTATCACAACATTTGAGTGTGAATAGATTGAACCAGTAAATAAATTTGTTGTTGTCGTATTACCAACAATCGTGAGGGTGTTTGCAGTTGTTAGATTTGCAAATATTTTTGCACCAATAGAAAGTGTATCCGTGGGTGCAGTGTTTGAAATTCCTGATTGTGTAGTACCAGTTGTTCGAATTCCATAACTTTGAATATTGCTGTCAACTGTGAGAATACTATCAGCACTTTCGTTAACCGTGATACGATCACCAACCGAAACACCCCCGGTGCCTACAAGGAGTCTCTCTGTAAACACATTACCCCTCGAAAACATAACATTCGAACCCGTATCGTCGAAATAGACGTTTGACCCAATAGAGAGAGTGTAGTCTGTAGTCGTATTCGCGACACCCACATTACCATCAGTGTAAAATTGTCCATACACATGAAGATTCACGGTGTTTGACTCATCAATGATGAGACTTGTATCTGGTGGGGCAGCGAATGTTCTTCCAAAGACAAATTCATTATTGGAAAATTGATACCCAATAGCGAGATTCGCTTCCGAACCATCCGTTTCCTCTGTCATGATAATCGCATTATCGAACGTGCCACCACTGTTGGTGTTTGCCATTTGAATGAACGCATCTTGGACAACTAGATTGACAGTTGTCTGGTACTGTGCTATTTCCGATACGAATGCATTACCATTCACCTGCAAATTTCCGTTTATGATGAGTTGATCACCATTGATGACAACATTACCACCCTGAAATACTGCAACGTTAGACCCATTGCGACTATCATTACCAACGAGGAGATGGTCATGTACAGTGACATTCGTCGAATATGTATTCCCAACAACCTTCAGTACATTTGAATCTGTATCACTCACCTTAAATTTAGTACCTAGACTCACACTCGACCTCGCGAGTACATTGTTCGCAATAACATTACCCTTCGCATTCAATAAATGAATATTCTGACGGTCAATCGTAAGTTCATTATTTGGACCAATCTGAAATTCATTCGTAGCATTGGGTGCTGCGATACCGAGTTTATCATTCACATACACACGCTCAGAACGAAGACCCTTTGTGATATCAACGACAATATTCGTTGCTGTGTTATCCACAAATATATTTGAACCAATCGAAATATTTTTCGTGGGATTTGTATTCGAGATGGCTATCTTATCAACTGTGAGAGTATCAACATCAATTTCACTTGTGATGATACTTTTTACAGTGGTGAGTACATCTTGCTCTACTGGGTCTGCGTCTAGACTGGACACATATACCTGATCGAAACGAGCTGTCCTACCCATCTATACCTTAATTACCGAATAAAATTCCAGCCAATCCATCCTTAATCCTGAGAACATTATAGTTTACGGCGTAAATATCCAGTGGCTGATTTTCTGGTCTAAGGTTGCCCTTTTCCACACCTCTCAGTACCAACTTTGCATTATCGATTCGGCTGAAATTACATGTACCAGAGGGGTTATACTCTGAAGCATTTAGACAGAAGTGGTACGCAAAGAATCGTGTGTTAAAAAGTACGTGTGTTTCACTCACAAAATCGTTAGCCCCGTATGTAGACTTGAAATAATTCTGAACTGAGTGGAAATATATGGGGGACATGTGTTCAAGGATGGGTGTACCATTGATGTAAATATCACCCTCTAAGAATGTAAAACGATCGTTTGCGAAATCATCACTTAATGCACCAAAACCAAAAAATAATGATTTGACTGGGTGATTGAAAGAAGAAATATCAAATGTGTTTTCACCACCACCGTTTCTGTTATCAGTCACAGTTTCCATCGGAAGTTCAATTTTCTGTGTTTGTGTAATGACAAAATCCAGACTTCTCTTCACGAGTGATTCTCGTTCCTCTTTATCCAGATAAATATAGTTGCCATACACATTGATTCGTTTTTCTTCAGGTGTAAGATTTAGGTCTGTATCGTTATAGTGTGCATCATCGAAATTGATTTTGATTTCAACTTGATGATTTTGTAAGGCGACCAGGGGTAAAAAGGCTTTGTGGTCGCAGAAAAAGAAGTGAAGTGGCATGAAAGAAGGATTCGCTTTCGATACTTTATTGTTTAGTTCTTGTGTCTTTGTCCATGTATCACACATGTAATTGGACCAGATGTCAGAGTAATAATCAAAATGTTGGGAATCTATTTTTTGACCACCGATGTACAAATCAATCGTGGAATTATAAAAGAGATTAGATGACATATTCACATTACTGGTACCAACCTTCTCAAACCAAATACCATTTAAGACATCACCCAAAACTGGGATGGTAATCGAATTATCTGTATCTGTGACGGATTTGATTAATTTTGGAGCCTGAGAAAAGTTTGTGTGTCTTGTGAACTTCATACGAAAGAACGAATGCCCCTCTTCACTTGTCAAGTACATGTCTTGTACACCCTTAGAGACCAACTGTATCAATGCACCAGACATTTAATAGAGGTTCAGATTATAAAAATAGACACTTTCCCTGAGGGAAGGCACTCTTGGGTTCTTCCACATTTTTACCATGAATTTTGAATCCACCTTGGCGGTACACCTTCATTCTTTTGTAATACATAGCAGTAAAGATGGACCATGGATCGTGGACATCATAGATATGAGGCTCATTCTTTTTCCCCTTGGTCTCTCTCATAATCCGACCAATACTTTGAGTAATGTCCGACTTTGGTGAAGCGAGGATAACTGTATCTAGAGTGGGTATATCGAGACCCTCATGTGCCTGACTGAACGTGGCGAAGATGATTTTCTTTTTTGAAGATTCTTGGAGTTGAGCCTCCTTCATACCACCCATATAGAGTCCGGATGTCTTGGGGAAACATTGATGAAGAAATTCACAATGTTGACGACGATCACTGAGCACGAGAAGTTGTCGACTACCCGCTGAAGCCTTTTTAACCAATTCAACTAACATCTTGTTTCTACTGCGATCCTCAACCAGTTCTGTAATCATGTTAGGCATTGAAATCTTACCATTCCGCATTGAGGGTGGAGGATTTCTATAATTTGGAGAATCAAAGACTACTGGAAACACCTCAACCTGTTCCTGATTCTTTCGCTCAACCGCAAAGAAGGTGGGTCCCATGAACCAATGAAGCACCTTGGTGAGACCATCTTTACGTTCTGGTGTCGCTGAAAGGCCATAGATGTGTCTTGGACATATCTTGAAAAGCGACTGACTAAATACTTTAGCACATATGTGATGTGCCTCATCGACAATGACAGTCCCGATACTTTCAAAATCATTGAAATTATACTCCTTAAGGGAAAGAGACTGAAGCATAGCGATGACAAAATCACAATCAACCTCTTTTTTGTTTTGTTGTACAACCCCGATAGTAGCACCTGGACAAAACTGTTGAATACGCTCTCTCCACTGGTCGGCGAGAAACTGTTTGTGTACGATAATCATTGTCCGGTATCCAAGTTTGGAAGCTATGGCCAAGGAAACCGTCGTTTTGCCGTAGCCACATGGTAAAGAAAGGACGCCATGCCCTGCTTTAATAGCTGCTCCGAATGCTTCATTTTGGTGTGTAGCGTCCCGAAGTTGTCCAGCGAATTTGGTTTTGATTCTAACTGGTTCAGGTCTTCTATCTTCCCTAGGCTCTCCAAGTTTAGAAGTTCCGTAGAATCTTGGAACACAGACTCCATTCTTAGTTGGTCTGAAAACTTTGAAAGGCGGTGGAGGAAATCCAAAGTCCCCATTGACTATAGGTCTTACCGTTAATTCCTTTTTAATTTCTTGGATTGGACCTGCATTCACTAGATATCCTGTTCTAGTGAGTGTGGTCATGGTTTACTTATTTAAAGGTTAAAAACTTTAAATGAGTATAAGATGCCTACCGTAAACGTTGAAGAGAACATTGCACAGCTTCGTTCCACTATCGAGAAGATGACCCAGGAAGTATTTAGGCTTCAGGGTATGCTCTCCACCTTTGAGGGATTCAAGAAGGGTGGTCTCACCACTATTGACCTCCCCAATGACCCCAATCAGCCCGTAGAGGAGCTCGAGAGTGTCCAGGAGAAGCCCGAGTAATTTCCAACATTCCAAACACCTTTGAAGTCCACCACAACTTCCACTTCATCACCCCTTATTAGAGACTGAATGGGACGTCCTTTGACCTCACACATCACTCTCCTATAACGGAATGGTACTTTCACTGTAAGGGTAGATCCATCGAGAGGATTATCAATATTTTGGTTCATGAGGAGATGCGACTTTGATGTATGCATTCGTTCTATAATTTCCGAGACCTTGGCAGGAATTATAAAACGGATATACTTTTTACTATTAAATTCAAACATGGGTTCGTGCACTTTAGCTGTGAACTTCATGAATGTCTATTACGATACACTAAGACTAAAACTATAAGTAGTACAACGATAAGAAGTAGAACTTGTGTCAGAAGTAGTGGTTTGAGTGGTTCCCTCGTACCAAAACATTCATGACTTAAGGCTCTAGAAACCTCAATACCCGCTTCTATACTCGAATAAGGTGTTTGACGTGGAGACATCATACCACACATCGCAACTTTAGGGCATTTACCAAAGAATGGGAGTTGACCATGAAGACTGAGAACCCCAGAGGATTGAGAAAAGGTCCAGATTTCCTTTTCTACTTCCCATTCTGCACCCCATCCAATTCGCGTATCAATTGGTTCAGGTAAATCCAACTGTTTAATAACCTCAGCTTTTATAATTTCAGGATTAGAAGATAGAATTTCTTTACTCAAATCACATATGACACACGAAATTGTTTTCCCATCTGAAAGAACTTTTGGTTGTAAATTCCATTTGGTTTGTGTTGCTATTTCCAGGTCTGATTTAATTTCGGGTGCTTCCTCATAATCGATGAGAACATTTATAGCACCGTATGTACTTTCTTGAACCTTCTTGAGTGCATCAGGTCCCCAGTTATCTCCTAGTAATTTTATGGCTGGACTATTATCGAGACACAAAAAAAGCATTCCATCATCGACGATTCGTTCATCTGAAAAAGTAGCGACAAAGTTATCTTCACCGTATTCAACATTCATCAATTCTGTACCAAAAATAAAGTTGGCACCAGCGTTGATGAGTGCTTCCTCCATAGCATCACACATAACCTTACCTGAAACTCGTTGTGTGTAGGGGGTGGATAGGGCGACATGGTCTAAATTTTTTACAAATTCGTATGCTGTCATGACATCCCAAGTGACCCCATCCATGATAAGTGGGAGGTGTTCGATACATTTCTGACCACTCTCTGAAAGAATTCCAGTTGCATCTTTCACCGAAATTGTTTTGTATTTCTTTGGTTGAGCAAGTACTCGGGCAAATAGTGAAATGAGAGTTCCATAGTCTTTTAGTCCTAATGAACGAAGAACAAAGTTAATATGTTCACCATTCTCCTTTGCTTTGAATATATCATCCCAACGAATGTTCATCTCCGAAAATAGAGATTGTGTATTGACAAAAGCACGGTCAAATACAATCCGGTGTGCGTGTAGGTCTCGAGTCTCTACTTCCGGTTCCCACCAAGAACCACCAGCCGAGACTTTTCTATCATAAATGGTGACATCATGTTCACCCGACCTGAGTATCTCCCATGCGAGAGACATTCCTGTTGGTCCGGAACCTACAATATGAATCTTCATCCTGATATACTTATAGAAAAAAACATTTGTAGAAAGTAGAATGTTATGCGTTGCTCAACAAGTGTCAGTGAGTGTCCCTAACAGAAAGTTCAAAACGTGGAAGTTTGCAGGTAAATTTCTTTGGAAGAACGCAACTGTACAAAATAAATCAGAACTTGGTCGATGGACAAAGGGGGAACTCCTCGAACTCGGTCCAACATTTGTAAAATTAGGTCAAATCGCTTCGACGAGAGGGGATCTCTATCCACCAGAATTTACAAAGGAGTTGGAATCATTACAAGATGACGTTCCTCCCGTGGAATTCGATACCATTGTAGACTATGATATTTTTAAAGAATTTGACCCTGTACCATTTAAATCGGCGAGCATCGGCCAGGTCCATATGGCCGTACTCCAAAACGGTCAAAAAGTTGTTGTAAAATTAAAACGCCCAGGAATCCTGGAAATAATGAAAGAGGACACGGATACCATACGAGGTATCGTGCAGGTACTTGAGCGTGTGGGTATCGACACGGGTAATAGTTCGGGTTCGGTCCTCGATGAGTCTATAGAGTATCTCTTGGGAGAGGCTGATTATAAACAGGAAATTGACAATGCCATAAAGTTTCGAAAAAGTATGAAAGAGGTTGATTGGGTGAAGGTTCCGAGAATCTATAAAAAGTATTCAAACGATGAGATGATTGTCATGGAGTATGTACCATCAGTGAAACTGACAGAGATTACAGACAAGAGGGTGAACAAGAAGAAGATATGTGAAGCTTTGATTAATTCGTATGTTATTCAAACTATGGATAATGGCCTCTTCCACGCCGACCCACACCCCGGAAACCTAGGATTCTCACCCAATGGTAAACTTGTATTTTATGATTTTGGTCTACTCGTACCACTCTCTGAAGAATTAAGGGATGGATTCACGAAACTTTTTGGGTTTATAATCATGAGGGACACTGCCGGTATAGTCGATACCCTAGTCAAACTGGGTGTCATCGTTCCAACATCTTCAGATGTTTCTGATATCGAAATCTTTTTTGAGAACATACTAGGATACTTGGAGACCCTAGATGGTTCTGGAATCGTAAATGATGATCTCGCCGCACAACTTGCGATTG